CTCCCATGGAGCGGATAGCTGCCAGTACGCTGCCAGTGTTATAGACATGGCAGTGCGGGGAGTTGAGTTTCTTGCACCCAAACGGCGCGAGGTTACGCGGGTTCACTATGCATACACTTGACGTGGCCCAGAACATATTAGAGTATCCAGCAGGATACCCTGCCGGTAGGAGGAACTGCTTATGAGTACCAACCTTGGGATAGCCTCTCTGATACCGGTAGCGTCCGTTGCGGATATGGAAGCCCGTGATAAAAAACGCAACGCAGAGTTACAGAGTAGCCCGGTAATTGTGGGGCTGGCAGCACACGTTCGGAAACGGTGGGATAGTGCAGTAATCGCCAAACGTCCGGTAGAAGAGAAGCTTTTGAAAGCACTGCGGCAGCGCAACGGTGAGTATGACCCGGAAAAACTGGCAGATATTCGTGATCAGGGCGGCGGCTCGACAATATTCATCCAGCTTACATCAGTAAAATGTCGCGCAGCGACTTCGTGGTTACGGGATACCCTCATGGGCACCGGGATGGACAAACCATGGAGTATCGAGGCGACACCGGAACCAACGCTACCCCCGGAAGTAGTACAGGACCTGCAAGCGCAGATGTCGCAGCAGATTATGCAGCATGTCGCGCAGGGTGGACAGATGCCGGATGAAGCGGTGCTACGCAAAATCGCAGAGCAGATGAAAGACGAGACAGCGCAGACACGCAAAGAAGAGGCAGACGCGCGCGTGGCGCGCATGGAAGACAAGATGGCAGACCAGCTCGCTGAGGGTGGCTGGGACAAGGCGCTGGATGAGTTTCTGGAAGACGTCGTAACATACCAGTTTGGTGTTATCAAAGGGCCCATAAAGCGCAGACGCAGCACACTGAAGTGGGCGAATGGCAAGCTGGAGCCAACGAAGATTATCAGGAATGAGTGGGAACGAGTCGACCCGTTTATGATATATTGGGCACCGTGGGCGTGGAACCTGAACGACGGCTTCGTTATTGAGCGGCATCGGATGACTGCGTTCGACTTACAGGCGCTGGTTGGTGTACCGGGGTATAATGACTCCGCGATACGTACCGTTCTGACCGATCATAGGTCTGGTAAGATCAACGAGTGGTTGTGGGTAGACTCGGCCAAGGCCACCGCAGAGGGGAAAACCGCCGGGTTTACGTCAGTAACCGGGTCGGAAGACCTCATTGATGCCCTACAGTTGTGGGATGATGTGCCCGGCAAACTTCTACTGGAGTGGGGCCTGTCGAAAGATATTATCGATGATCCAACGAAGGTATACCCGTGTGAAGTGTGGCTGATAGGCAATGTAGTAATCCGTGCTGTGCTTAACTACGACCCGCTGGGTCGTAAGCCGTACTACCTGACGTCCTATGAGAAGAGGCCCGGATCAGTCGATGGTAAGGGCGTTGGTGACTTGTGCCGTGACTCGCAGAACATGGTAAACGCCACGGCCCGCGCACTGGCGAACAACATGGCCATATCCTCCGGTCCGCAGATTGGCGTCAACATCAGCAGGCTACCGGCCGGAGAAGACATCACTGAGATGCACCCATGGAAAATCTGGCAATTCCAGAGCGCAGAGTTCAACGACGGCACACCTCCGCTGCAGTTCTTTAGCCCACCAAGTAACGCGCAGGAACTAATGGCTGTATTTGAGAAGTTCTCCGCTCGCGCAGATGAAGACACCATGGTCCCCAAATATATGACTGGTGAACATACCCCCGGTGCGGGGCGCACGTCCTCTGGACTCTCCATGCTCATATCCAACGCGGGTAAGGGTATCAAACAGGTCATTAAGAATATCGATCATAACGTCATATCCCCGGTAATCGAGCGGCTATATCAGGATAATCTGCGCTACAGCAACGACCCTGACCTGATTGGCGACGTAAATATTGTCGCTAAGGGTGCGAATAGCCTTGTGGTTAAGGAAGCAGAGGCAGTGCGGCGCAACGAATTCATGAATATTGTGCTGAACAACCCGCTAGCCCAGCAAATTGTTGGTATGGACGGCGCAGCAGAGCTGCTACGCAGCGCGGCGAAGAACCTGAGCGGCAACACGGACCGTATCGTTCCCAGCAGGCAGCAGCTTACCACTATTGAGCAGCAGCAGCAGCAGATAGCGCAGCTACAACAGCAGCTGAGTATGGTTATGGGAGCCCCGGGCGGTCCACAGGGCGGGCCTCCGCCGCAATCACAAACCCCTCCGATGTTACAGTCCAAGAATATGTTGCCGGATGGTAGTCAGGTAGGTGGCGCGGAAAGTAATGCAATGCGCCCGGCGAATCTCGGTAGTGCTTGACATGTGCAGAACATGCAGCTATAAACCGCAGTAATGGGAATTTTTATAACGACGCCCCCAAATCGGCAGCATATGCAGACTCTCCTGAGATGCAAGCAGCCGGGTAATGAGGAGTTGCTTGCCCTGTTTAAGAGCAAGCTAGAGGAAACAAAAGATGCGCTACTTGTATCTACGGACCCTCAGCGATTTCATCACCTGCAAGGGCGGGCGGAAACTATAAAGGATTTCCTAGAGTCTGTTGAACAGGCTCAAGAAGTAGTTGACCGATTATTTCGGTCATAGTCTAGCAAACCATTACGTCTGGATGCACACCCATAGGGAGCAGCAGGGCAGAGTTGGAGCTTAGAGAGGTATAACATGGCACTACCACGCCAAGTACAGAAACAGCTTGATGATGCGGAAAGCATCGAGAAGCAGCTATTAGGGGGAAAGGAGCAGGAAGCTCTGAAACCGGTAGCAGAGGTCGTAAGACCGGAAGCCACCCAAGGGGAGTCGGAAACGAAAGCCCCCAAGGAACCCAAAGTAGCAGAGCCTGTCGAGAGAGAAGCGACAACAAAGCCTGTTGAAGACAAGGTAGTAGAGCCAGAGAAACCGGCAGAAGACGCGGACTATTGGAAACAGAAGTATCGTACCCTGCAAGGGATGTATGATGCGGAAGTACCGAAACTGCACAGTCAGCTTCGTGAACTTTCTGGGGAAGTTGCAGAACTTACCAAGAAATCAAACGAGAAGCCTGTAGCAGCAGAGACAAAGAAACCGCAATCGCTGGTGACTGATGAAGATGTAGAAACTTTTGGGCAAGACCTTATTGAAGTTCAGCGCAAAGTAGCGCGTGAGGTCGCTGCAGAGTTTCGTGAAGAGCTTAGTGCATTGAAAGAGGAAAATGTGAAGCTGCGCGAGCAGGTAACATCTACCGACAGTCAAGTGCAGGAGGCATCGTTCGACCAACGTCTACACCGTCTCGTTCCCGATTTCGATCAGGTGAATGTAGACAAGAAGTGGATCGCATGGTTGGACGCATATGACCCCATTCTAAGAGCTTCCCGGAGAACTATAGCGGCGCAAGCATACGCTAAAGGTGACGCAGAGGCTGTTTCGGATTATGTTAAGATGTTCCGGGAAGCGACCGCTAAGCCAGTGCCGAACAGCAGTGCAGGAAAAAACTCAGAGTTAGAACATCAGATTCAGCCGTCTCGGAGTGCAGCTTCGGCTTCACAGGGGGAAGAGCAAGGGCGTATGTACACAAACGCCGATGTTCAGCGGATGTTCAAACAAACCGTAACCCTGTCTAACCAAGGCAAGCGCGAAGAGGCTAGTGCACTTGAAGCTGAAATAGATGCTGCTTACCTCGAAGGTCGTGTAACCGGGTAAAGTAACCAGCGTCTCCCAATTCGAATAAAAGGAGGCCATTATGGCTGCTGTATTTCCAGTCGTCGGCGCAGGCGCGTTCGACACAACCCCATCGTACTCCGGTGCGTTCATCCCAACTCTCTGGTCTGGCAAGTTACTTGCCAAGTTTTACCAGAACACGATTCTCTCAGAGATCAGTAACACTGATTATGAGGGAGAACTAAAGAATCAGGGCGATACTATTCGTATTCGCGTTGCTCCTTCCATCACGATTAACGACTATCTGGGCGCAGGTTCTACTCTGGCCAGCGAAGTACCTACTCCGATCTTCCAGGATTTGCAGGTTAACAAAGGTAAGTACTTCAGCGTACAGGTGAATGACGTATTGGCTCAGCAGGCTGACATCAGCTTGATGAACACCTTTACCGAAGACGCCGCCAAGCAGCTGAAAATCTCCATCGAGGATGAAGTGTTCTTCCAAAGCTTCATCACCGAAGGCCCTGTCGCTGCTAATAAAGGCGCTACCGCCGGTGCTATCGCTGCTGCCTATAATCTGGGTACTGATGTAACTCCAATCGACCAAGCGACTCCACAGAATGTCTTAACTGCCATCCTGCGCATGTCTACGGTTCTGGATGAGCAGAATGTCCCGGAAGATGGCCGCTACCTGATCATCTCTCCATATGACCGCCACCTGCTGATGCAGTCCAACATCGCACAGGCGTACTTCACTGGTGACAATTCCAGCGTCGTTCGTACTGGTAAGATTGGTATGCTGGATCGCTTCTCAGTGTATGTGTCTAACCTGCTGCCACACGGCGAAGCTGGTAAGGCGCTGGTATCCGGCCTAACTGCTACCGCTACCGGTGGTGTAGTTGCTGGTGCTAAGGCACGTCGCACCATGATTGCAGGCACCAAGCACGCAGTCTCCTTCGCAGCTACGATCAGCAAAACTGAGCCACTGCGCAATCAGTCTGACTTCGGCGACATTGTTCGTGGTCTGGCTGTGTATGGCCGCAAGGTTACAAAACCTGAAGCACTCGTACTCGCACAGGTTGGTTCTGCTGTATAAGCACTAGAGGGGGGAGCTTCGGCTCCCCCTTTCTTTTTAACATAAAGGAGACTCACCATGAACGTATATGATTTGATTGAGAAAATGGACGGGCACATTTTAGCGAATAAGGCATACGCCAAGGATGGCGATGTGGAAGTCCAGATCGGCTATTTCGACGGGCCAGAGCTCGTATTTACCCCGGAAGGCGATAAGTTGGCTTTGGCACAGGCAGATTTGGCGGCTAAGAAGAAACGCCCTGTTGCTAAACCAAAGACTAGTTGATAACATCTGTGCTGAGCAGCTAGCGCTGGAGGTGCCATGTTACCGATTAGTAGTTTTTTCCCGCGAATTACGCCATACGTACCTGCTTGTCCTGAGCCTACTATTCAGCAGGCGATATTAGACGCGGCTACTGATTTTTGCCGTGATACACTGGTAATGCGGGAAGAGCTAGACCCCATAACCACAGTCGTTGGCGTGGACACCTATGAGCTTGACCGGCCCTATTCCGAGCTTCAGATCACACGTATTATGAGTGTACGCATAAATGATATGCCCCTTCGGGCTGTCATTGAAGATGACGCACAATATATGCGCCCCAGCAGCGGCACCCCGGTGCGGTTCACTACCAATAGACTCGACAATGTATTCTCCATCCGGCTCCACCCAACCCCGGATGCGGCGGTAAGTGTTGTGATAAACGCGGCACTACGCCCTACTATTGCGGCGGAGAATCTCCCTGACGATCTGTTCGATATATGGGACGGTGCTATTATTGAGGGTGCGCTGAGCAAAATATACAGCATACCCGGGCAAGCCTTTACTGACTATGCCCATGCTGGTGCAATGGCAGCGTCGGCAAGCAGAAAAGCAGCTGCAGCAAGAACTGAGTCGTATTACGGTAGGATGCGGGGAAACCTGTCTGTCCGTAAGCGCTCGTTTTAACAGGGGACTATTATGGCACTAACAGCACTTTCACTTATCCACAGGGCGGCAACCACACTACAGGATATTGACTCTGTCCGCTGGCCTATCGATGAACTGGCACGGTACTTCAACGACGCGCAGCGAGAGGTTGTATTATACCGTCCTGACGCAGCCATCACTACAATAACACACACGTGTGTGGCGGGTACACGACAGACGCTCCCAGCGAGTGCTGCGAAACTGCTTGACGTGACGCGCAATCTAGCTGCTACCAGTGCTAAGGGTGCGGTTCGACTTGTCAGCCGTGAGATTCTGGACGCACAGCTACCCGGATGGCATGCGGCAACGCCCGTAGTTGATGTTAAGCACTATATGTATGACGCTCGTGACACACAGGTATTCTATGTGTACCCACCAGCTACTGTTCTGGCGCAGCTTGAGCTTATGTATGCTGCGTTCCCCGCTGACATAGCAGAACCTACTCCGGGGCTAACCTATACCAGTGTTACAGGCAACCTTGGTTTGCCAGACATCTATGGGAATGTGGTTGTCGACTATATCCTGTATCGTGCATACACGAAGGACAGCGAGTACGCCGGTAACGCGCAGCGCGCCGCTGCTTATTACAGCTCGTTCGCGAATGCCCTTGGCATCGAGATAACTGCTACGGTTAACAACATGCCTCTGGCAGCGGGTAATCCTAATATAACCACACGCAGTGGTGTAACAGCTAAGGGGTAACATATGGCCGCACCTACAGTAAACGTAACGGCAAACGTATTTGACCAGAGTGGCGCTCCTGTAGCGGGGGCGCTCCTCACTGTCACGCTGGATCGCCCAGAGCCGACTGCTATCGGATATGTAACGCCTCGCGTGCAGACGTTTACTGCAGATACCAATGGTATCACCATTATGCCGCTGTGGCCGAATGAACTAGGCACTATCGCCTCATCATACAGGGTAAAGGCCAAGCACCCGACAACCGGCAAGACCCTATTTGATGTTACTGCGACAGTCCCGAATGCAAACGCGCAGCTTTCCCTGATTGCTAACCAG